AATGTGCTTTTCTCTTTGCTCAGGGCTTCTGAACCAGTAGTTAAAGTCGGGCTTTGTACGCTTGCCGCCGTAACCAACAGCACACCATTTTCCTGCCAGTTCACGGGTGTAAACAACCCCACTTATTTCTGGATATACAGTTTCTTTGCTGCCTTCTGGTATGTAACGCTGTCTCATTTTATTCCCTCCAAGTGTTATCCGGTTGCTGCCGGTACATGTCTTGCATGTGTTGGTATACTAACATAGTATACGGGGATTGCAACCCCTCCCGCATCAATATATGATCTTGTATAATCTATAAACACATGCCACGGATGGCACATGCTTCCGGAGGTCATGTGATAAAATTTGAGAATCAGGGGAACGGGCGCTTTTATTATCTGAGCGTCGAAAAGGATATGACGGGTGCGGATGTTCTTGTTGTGGTTCGTGGTGGTCGCAGTGTGCGCGTCTCCCGCACTTATGGGTTTGCTAGTCCACAGGCACGCGATAAAAGGATTGTCGCGCTCATGCAGCGAAGAATCAGAAACGGGTATTCACTGGTGACATGAAGGGAGTTGCCAAGGATGGCTGGAAAATCAACATACACGGAAGAGATAGGAAAACAGATATGTGATGCTGTCTCATCTTCAACAGATGGCCTTGGCGATATAATCATTAAAAATACCCACTTTCCCTGTCAGGCAACCATTTACAAATGGATTAATGATCATCCTTCATTCTCAGATATGTACGCGAATGCAAAACGAGCGCAAGCTGCTATTTTTGCTGACGAAATAGTGAAAATTGCTGATGATGAAAGAGGTGACCATATTGTTGATGGAGAGGGAAAAGTGATGATGAACTCCGTTAAGGTGGCTCGTGACCGGCTCAGAATTGACACAAGAAAATGGATTGCGTGCAAACTGCTGCCGAAAGTGTACGGTCAGACAAAGCCAGCATCTAATGAGGACGAAGACACGCTTATATCACAAGTGGTGGACAAGCTGTGATTGCATTTAAATAACCGATAGCCCATAATTTCGGCAGGACATACTATTCCAAGGAGTGGAACGTAATGGCGATCACATCGATCAAGCGTGATGAAGCATATTCCCCGTTTATAGTTCGTATTCTTTCTTCAAACACCTTAGCCGAGATTGGAACATCAGGATATTTGCTTTCTCAGGCTGACGAGATTGCCGCGCTAAACAATGGTCCATTCGAGTGGGAAGTATCCGACATGGTGCTGGTGTACGCATCTGACGGGTGGGGATTCTTTACAGTTGATCCTGATTTTGAATCGTTCACAGCTTTCGACAGTGTCGGTGGTACCGTTGACATTATCGGTGCGCCAGTCGTTATTGGAAACTTTCCGGTGTTCCAGTCAACCACTGGAAACATTGAAGACCTTGGTTATCTGCCTTCGGATGCTACAAAGACATCTGTTGTAATGGCAGGTTCAGCTGTAGTGGCAAACAATATTGCCCACTTTGTTGATACAGCAGGAACCATTGACGACACAGCAGCCAATGTTACAAACATGGGTGACATTTATGCTGGAGCATCCGGAACAGCCGGCGCACTGAGAGCCTATCCAGCTACCGCAGCAAACGGTTATCTCGCATTGCTGCCTGTCAATGCTGGCGGTGCTTTCAATACATCCATCAGCAACAGCACGATGGGCCAGTCTTCGGTTATATCCATCCCTGATCCCGGCACAGCAACCAGTAAGTTCGTATTGCAAGACGGTGTCAACACTGTCCTGTCTGTTGCAAACCTGAAGTATGGTGCAACACCGGTCGCACAGGTTGATCCAGCATCCTGCACAATCGTTGCAGCCGCTGGTGCCTCCAACGTGTCAAACGTTACAATCCAGTTGAAGGACGGAAGCGGGACCAACATGACTCGCAGCATTCCATTCAAGGTTTATGCCTCGTCTGCATCTAATGGTCTGACCTTGGCGGCTGCCGCTTCAACTGGTTTTGCTGTGGCTTCTGGCGGTGTGCTGGATCCGACAGGAAACACCACAATCACACAGGGTATTTCCGCTGTTTCCAGTGCAACTGGTGGATGCGTACTCAGCTTGACTGATACAGCCAAGCAGACAAGCTATCTTGTGCTGGTTCTGGCGAATGGCCTAAAGATTTCCGCCCAGCTCAGTGCTGGCAGCTACGGCGCATAACGGAACAATCAAGGAGTAATTATTATGGACGACGGAAGAAGCGGTGCAGTCGAGAACAAGAAAGGCGAACACTATGTAGCAATGCCAATGTCCTGGGAAGCCAGAAACAACAAGGACATGAATCAGGGCATGGGATACAACAACATGGCTGACCTTGCCAATACTCCTCACCCTGCCACAAAGATGGAAGGGGCGAAGGTAAACAAACAGCTTGATCCAAAAATGCCCGGTGAAAACAGATTCAATTACAACGCCAACCGGGGTTGATGAAAGGTTTTTATTGAGCCGTGAGACTTGCCCCAACGGGTCTCACGGATTTTTAACTTGTACGACAAGGATGATGAGCCATGGAAGCAGTGAAACTCGAAGGCAAGGAAAGACAGGAAGCAATGCGCGTTGCATTGTTTGAAACATTTTGTCAGCAATACCAGTCACTCGCAGCCTTTATCCAGAAACTTCCAATCGATCCCTCGATTAAGGGAAAGGTTGCGATATTCATGGATACAGGTTTTCTTTGGGTAAAAGAATCTTTTGTCATGCTGGAAATTGAGGCAAAGAAAGCGCTGCTTACCGAGGTAAAAACCGAAGGAGAACAGCCAGCAGCCGTTCCTGATGGCGCATTACCCAACGAATGATGCTGTCGAATGATCACGGAAGATCAGCTCGACACGTTGAGGGATTTCCGCAAATTTGCGCCGAAGTTCCTCAACATAAGGACCAAGTCTGGTGAGCCGAAACTGTTTACCTTTAACCGCGCGCAGGAATATCTGCACCGCAGGCTGGAGGATCAGAAGAAGGCCATCGGCAAGGTCCGCGCGGTTATCCTGAAAGGCAGGCAGCAAGGATGCTCGACCTACATTCAGGCGCGTTTTTTTCACAAGGTAATTACGTCCCGTGGCAAAAAAGCCTTTATTCTTACGCATGACAAGGAAGCCACGAAGAATCTCTTTGGTATGGCCCAAAGGTTCTATGAGAATCTTGAGCCCGGTTTTATCAGAAAACCTGACACAGCCAATGCAAAGGAGTTGTATTTCCGTGAGCTCGACAGTGGCTATGCCGTAGGAACAGCTGGCAATAAAAGCGTTGGACGTTCTCAAACAATTCAGCTGATGCATGCCTCTGAGGTGGCCTATTGGGCGTTCGCAGAGGAACATTCCAAGGGGATATTGCAGGCAGTCAGCAATGAACCCGGCACCGAAATCCTGATGGAAAGCACGGCCAATGGTATCGGCAATTACTTTCACCAGCGTTGGTTGAGCGCGCAGACCGAGGATAATGAGTATCAGGCGATATTCCTCCCGTGGTACTGGCAGGACGAGTACACCTATAACGCCGAAGGGTTTTCGCTGACAGAGGAAGAACAGCACCTGTTTGAGCTGTACCATAAAAACGGCCTGACCAACGAACACCTTGCATGGCGTCGTTTGAAGATCAAAGAGTTCTCCAAGGATTTTGATGCAGGCCGGGAACACTTCAACGTCGAATATCCAATGTCCTCTCTTGAGGCGTTCAAGAACCCGATCAGCAATGTTTTCATCGTGTCGAAGTATGTGGACAAGGCACGCAAGGAAGACATCAGTTCCGACGCACCGCTGATCATTGGCGTTGACGTTGCTATCAGTGACCGTGACAGGACAGCCATAATACGCCGCAAGGGACGCATGGCGTTCAACCTCGAACGGTTCTCCAATTACAACACCATGGAGACAGTGGGAAGGTTAAAGCGCATTATCAATGAAGAGAACCCGAAGAAAGTATTTGTGGACTGCATTGGTGTGGGTGCTGGCGTAGTAGACCGCTTGCAGGAAATGGGCTTTGACATGGTGGAGGGCGTCAACGTTGCAAGATCAGCCAATGACAAGGAACGATTCAAGAATCTTCGGGCCGAGTTGTGGTCAGATATGCGGGATTGGCTGTACTCCGAGATGCCTGTACAGATTCCGGACAGTGATGAATTACATAGTGAGTTATGCTCACTTGGTTTCAAGGAAAACTCGTCCGGCCAGCTGCAAATCGAAAGCAAGGATGATCTGAGGGCAAGGGGACTGCCAAGCCCGGACGGTGCGGACGCACTTAGCCTGACGTTTTACGGTGGATTCCACGGCAGCCCTGGAGGGCATATTGTGGTTCCAAAGCTGATGCCCCACGAGCGGTCCATGTTTCGGTAAGGGCTGAAAGTGTTTAGAATGTAACAACAATTGATCCAAGGATGGATTAATATGCCGAGACGCGATCCCGAGCTATGCTCAAAGATCAGAGACAGGGTAGACAAGTGGGACAAATACTGGCGGATCAACCGGA